ATCAATCATGTCATTGTAGTGAAATGTAATAAACAGTGTGTCGTTGTTTAAAAATAAACCAAACTGAGTTAGGTCAAAATCAATGTCTTGCTGATTGTATACACCGCGCATGACATAGACATCCTGACTGTAGGCACGATCTCTGTTTTCAATCAACAACAGATCTTCAACAAACAACGGATTTTCATAACTATATGCTGGTTGTGTGGCATCCTGTGTGCCACCTGTTTGAGAACTAGAATCATCGCCGTGCGGTTTTGGTCCTAGATACTTGTGGACGTAAATATCTAGTCCGCCGACTGTGTACATTTCGGCTATGGTACGGTCCAAAAACTTATAATCGTTTTGTCGATTTGGGCGATAGAGACTTAATCTGGGCATAGTACAGTATTTATGGGTAGGTTGACCTGAAAATCCAAATGTGCTAAAATACTACATTATCATCATGGAGCCGCTATGAAATCAGCCACTGCACTCAAACCCGCTAAACCCTTGCATATTCGAGCCGCAGACACCAAATACCTGGGTGACGAGCCTAGCTGGAAGTTCCAGCCCGAAGCAGAACGACGGGTTGGTCGTTTGAGCAATGCATTCAACTGGTACAACTATTATTTGGGCAAAAAAGAAGTCAAGGAGTTTGTAGTAGACTGGTTAGATCGACACGAAGACAAAAATGCCAAGGCATTCCGTGGCATACCAGAACAAGGTATTTCCAGCACCATAGGTTGGCTGTGCCGTATGAATACCATGGGCCTAGAGCTCAATGAACACGAACTATTGCACATTGAAAATCATGTGGCTGAGTTACTGAACAAGCACAAGCCCGCTAAAAAACTATCGGAAAAAGCACAGGCATCTGCTGATGCCAAAGCCGAACAGCAGGCCGAAACTGCTCGCGTTACCATTCAAGATCGTCTGCGTGAAAAGATTTCAGAATGTGCTGGAGAAATCGAAGGTATGTTTGACGACTTTATTTTGGCTGGTGCCAAAATGAGTGCAGACTACAAGCCCATCACTTTGCTTCGTGGCATGAATGTTGCACCTCAAATGGTGAGCACCATTGTTGATCATTGGAAAAAGCGTGTGGACGAAATCGAACAAGTCATTGAAGGCAAAGACGCTCAACTGGTAGAAGGGTACAGCCCGTGGACCAAAACTCAGCTCAAAAACTTCCTAAAGTTCAGCGAGCAGGTCATTGCTGATTGCAATAACTATGTGCAAATCAAGAAAGTAGAACGCAAACCTCGTGCTAAAAAAGCAGTGAGCCCTGAAAAACAAGCCAGCAAGTTCAAGTTCCTCAAAGACTTTCCGGAACTCAAACTTACATCCGAAGCACCTACCAAACTTGTGGGCGCCAGCGAAGCCTGGTTATACGATACTAAAAAACGCAAACTTATTCATGTTGTATCAGATCAGCATTTGGGTTCGTTCTCCGTCAAAGGATCTAGCATTGTGGGTTTTGACACCGGCGGAACCAACCAAAAAACCCTGCGCAAACCCGCAGAGCAGATCAAAGCACTATTGGCCGGCGGCAAACCTGCACAGCGCAAGTATTTCAAGGACATCAAAGCCACAGAAGTCAAGTTTAACGGTCGTGGCAATGAGAATTTGATCATCCTTAAAGCCTGGTAAATACTGGGAACAGGAGTTCCCAATGCCGGATCAAAACGAATCAACACTAGACACCCTTAAACAAAATCTCATTGAATATGTACGCTTGACCTTGGGTGATCAGATCGTTGATCTTGAACTGGACCCAGCGCATTATGAAGTGGCTTATCAGCGTACCATGGGAGTTTATCGTCAGCGAGCACAGAACGCCTACGAAGAATGTTACATATTCTTGATGCTGTTAGAAGATGTAAACATCTATACCTTGCCACAAGAAGTACAGAGTGTGAGACAGGTGTTTAGAAGAACCATTGGTAACTCAACAGGCCCTTATTCATCTAGTTTTGACCCTTTTAGTTCTGCTACGTTAAACACCTATCTGTTGAACTACAGCAGTGCCGGTGGTCTGGCCACTTACGATTTTTACACACAGTATGTAGAACTGGCTGCTCGTATGTTTGGCGGCTTTATAAACTACAGTTGGAATCCTGTGACCAAACAAATACAGCTCATGCGTGACCCCAAGGGCACAGGCGAAACAGTGTTGCTATGGGTTTATCAACTCAAACCAGAAATCGCCCTGCTCACAAACTATCAAATCAGTCAATGGATCCGAGACTACATGGTTGCGGCTTCTAAAATGATCATTGGCGAAGCACGTGAAAAGTTTGCACAAATAGCAGGTCCACAAGGCGGAACCAGCCTGAACGGTGCCGCACTCAAAGCTGAAGCACAAGCACAAATGGATGCCAAGCTCGAAGAGCTCAAGCTCTATGTTGATGCGTCTGAACCACTGACCTTTGTTATTGGTTAAATCCCCTCTTTGACAAAATCTAAATCCATGTTATAATACAGCATGGACTTAATGATAGACATTGAAACTGTAGGCACAGGCCCAGAAGCCTGTATTCTAACCATTGCCGCTCAGGCGTTTAATCCATTCACACGAGGATATCATGACCAGCAATACTATGCCCGTATTGACATCGAAAGCCAGCCTGACCGTAACATCGAACAAGGTACCATTGACTGGTGGGCCTCTCAACCCACTGTGGCCCGAGAAGAAGCCTTTGCAGAAACAGGTCGCATACCTCTTGAGCAAGCCCTGGAAGAACTTGGCAAGCTGATATGGCATAGCAAACGCATCTGGGCCAACGGTCCTACATTTGATATGAACATATTAGAACATGCTTACAAAAGTCATGGACTGGCCCTGCCATGGAAATACTATGTGGTGCGTGATGCTCGTACAGTATATGGATTATGTCCAGGACTCAACAAGTACCCTGCTAGCCATCATGCGCTGGAAGACTGTCGTAGACAGATAGATCTGTTGCACGACTCATTGGAAACACTTAAAATAAAGGAACTAGTATGATTATTGGTGTGTGCGGATTCATTGGCTCAGGCAAAGACACCATTGCAGATTATCTAGTAAACATACATCAGTTTAGACGTGAGAGCTTTGCTAATACCTTGAAAGACGCCTGCTCGGCTGTGTTTGGGTGGGATCGTACCATGTTGGAAGGGCGCACAAAACAAGCTCGAGAATGGCGCGAGCAGGTAGACGAATGGTGGTCAAAACGCCTGGGCATGGCCATTACTCCACGCTGGATACTACAGCAATGGGGCACAGAAGTTTGTAGACGTGGATTTCACGATGATATCTGGATTGCTAGTTTGGAAAACAAACTACGAAACAGCTCTGATGATGTGGTGATTTCTGACTGCCGTTTCCCCAACGAAATCAAAGCCATACGAAATCAAGGAGGCATTGTACTGAGAGTAGTTCGAGGGCCCGAACCCGAATGGTACGACGATGCTGTGGCTATAAACGCAGGTCCAGCACATGTGAGCTGGTCATTGAGCAAATATCGATTGGAAAAGTACAATGTACATGCCAGTGAAACTGCCTGGGTTGGCACAGAGTTTGATGCAGTGTTGGACAACAATGCTACCATGGATCAGCTATACCAGCAGATCAACGATCTTCTTCAAGGTCTCCGCGCCGCCAAGGCAAGTCGCTTCGAGTAACTTCAATACTACAGTTCAAACAAATACTTTTTAAATTACGAAGTTCAGAATTGTTGAGATTGCCGTCCACGTGATACACCAGTGTTTGTGCAGTGCTTTTTGCTCTAAAACTACAGCGATCACAGACCATTTTTTTCTTATAGCCAGCTGACTGCCATCGAGGCACAGCTGGTTTTTGTTTGCGTCCTTTGCGAATGCAAGCATCACATCTACTGCGATAGTACACTCGATCGTTGCGATGACAGTTAATGGCAGCTGGATTCTTGGTGCAAGCCTTGCAAATAGGTCTAGACATGCAGATATTTAGTGTAAAACCTTATGTAAGGGCAAGGTTAGATGGTGGTTTTGATGCCTGCCGCTAAATATGAATAGCACTTTTTATTAAAGGAACAGACACATGGCACTAGTTTCCCCAGGCGTAGAAGTTACAATCATTGACGAAAGTAACTACTTACCGGCTCCAACTAATTCAGTACCATTTATCTTGATCGCCACAGCGCAGAACAAGATCAGTGGTAGCGGTGTAGGCGTTGCAGCCGGCACCACAGCATTCAATGCTGGCAAAGTTTATTTAATCTCTTCACAGAGAGATTTGGTCAATACGTTTGGTAACCCATTCTTCTACCAAACCACTGCTGGCACACCAATCAACGGCTACGAGCTCAATGAATATGGGTTACTGGCTGCATACTCAGCTCTGGGTATTTCAAATCGTTGTTATGTACAACGTGCCGACATTGACCTTAGCGAACTTACTGCCAGTTTGACTCGGCCAACCGGTAGTCCTGACAACGGAACCTACTGGTTAGACACTTTAGATTCTGCCTGGGGCATTTTCGAATGGAGTTATACAACTTCGGCATTTACTCTCAAGACTCCTATAGTGATTACCAGCACAGCCGATCTTGACAGCGGTGTACCAAAAGATTCCATTGGCAATATTGGTGACTACTGTGTGGTAGCTACCAATGCCAACAATCCAGTCTATTACAAGAGTCCTGGTAACACAGTGAGCAATCCCACAGTGGCTGCCAACAGTTGGGTTTTAGTAGGCAGTGATGACTGGAAAAATTCATGGCCATCAGTGATTGGCACAGCAACCAATCCAACCCTTAGTGCAGGTACTTTCTTCCTTAACAATGTGTTGATTAACTTCACAGGAACAACTGTTACTCAGTTGGCCACAACCATTAACTCTACTATGGCCAGTAACTCGGGCATCAGTGCGCAAAACGTTGCTGGAAAGTTAGTGATCTACATTGACAGTCGTGGTACCAATGACGGCTCTACCGACAGCGGAAACGGTATTCTTGACGTCACTGCTGGTGCAGGTGGATTGTTGGCCGCAGTGGGTATTACATCACGCATTTACTATGCTCCTGTGTTACAAGCATCTCCAAACTATACA